TTAATCCTGCTTTAGCTCTTAGTAGACCTTCTACGTTTGCTGTAGACTGAAATCTAGCTGAGCCAGTTGTGTTTAATGTACTATCAAAGTCTACTGCTCCAGTTGCTCCTAATGTTGCAACATTTGAATGTCCTGATACATTAGCACTTGCTGCCTTCATGTTTCCTGATATAGCTGTGAAGCCTGTTATTGTTGTATCACCAGCTGCTAATGTTCCACTGAATGTAGAATTATCTGCTACTGTAATTGAATCTTGGAAGTTAACATTACCAGCAAAGTCACCAGTACTATTGAAGTCTACTGCTCCATTAGCTTGTAATGCTCCAGTCACATTAGCTGATGCTAAACTTGCTTTACCAGATGTTGATAGTGTTCCTGTAACTGATGTATTTCCAATAGCTAATGTGTTAGCTACGGTTGTAGCACCTTGTACGTGTAATGTGCTATTTAAGTCTGTTGCACCATTAGCTTGAAGACCTCCGGTAACATTTGCAGTTCCTGCTTTCATGTTTCCAGATACAGTTACAAATCCAGTGACTGTAGTATTTCCTGTTGATAGTGTATTAGATACAGCAGCTGCTCCAAGTACTGATAAAGTACCATCTGTATTGATTGCTGTTTTTGTAATAGCTGTATTTACTGTAGAGTTACCAATAGATAATTTTGATGTTGATAAGTTTACATTAGCACCAACATTCATTGCTACTGATGCATTTGCTGTGCCCGTTGTTATTAATCCTGCTTTAGCTCTTAATAGTCCATCTACGTTTGCTGTAGATTGGAACCTAGCTGAGCCAGTAGTGTTTAATGTACTACCTAATACTGTTGCACCAGTTACGTTTAATGTATTACTTAATGCAGTTGCTTTTAGAGCATTTAATGTTCCGTCAGTATCTATACCTGTTGTTGATATAGATGTGTTTACAGTGCTATTACCTATCGTAATATTTGAATCTGATATTGTTGTTAAACCGTTTGTATTTCCATGTCGGACGTATAGATTATCTTCAATATGGACATTACCACCTACTCCAACACTTCCTACTGCATTAACAAATCCATTTAATACTGAAGTTGATCTAGCTATCAAAGTAAATAAGTTAGCTTGACCTGTCATATCAATATCAGCTGCGCCAATAATGTCTCCAGTTACTTCTAGATTTTGAGAGAAGTATGATGTATTAGAGGCATTTATTTCTTTTGCTTTTATATCCCATCTTCTATCTGCATGTCCTAATACTTTACCATTTGCTGTTGGCTCAATACTACTAATTACCCTAGCAACAGTATTGATTACATCAGCTGATGCTGAGTTACCTAGTATTGTGTTTCCTTCTACTGATGCATCTGTTACTACCCTTAAAGTGTTTACATTTGCTTCTGCTGCTACGTCTATGTCTGCTTGAGCTGTAATGTCACCTGATGCATTAACCGTATTAGCTTTCAGTAACCATCTTGCATCATCTAGACCTAATATTTGAGTATTGGATTCTGGATTGATCCCAGACGAAACTTCTGCTATAAAGTTTACTGAATCGGTATTTGCATTACCTAATGCTACGTCCGCATTAAAAGTAGCATTTCCATCTACGTTCAATGTATTATCTAAATCAACCGCTTCTTGAACATTTAACTTATCTGTTAAAATAGTATTTGAGTTAACAGTTAATAAATCAGTATTTGCATTACCAATTGTTGCATTGTTTGTTACAGTAAGAACTCCGTCAATATTTGTTGCAGAGTTAATATCTAAACTTGTTCCGTGAATGTCTAAATGTGCAGAATCAATAGTTGCATTAGTACCAGATATGTTTACATCAGTTGATGTAATGTCTAACAATGTGCCTTTAATGTTGGTCGTTGTAGAATCTAGATTAGCTGTTGTTCCTGATAATTTAAGACTTGTTGCATTAATATCTGTAAGTGCATTGTCAATATCAACATTTGAATGTACGTCTAAAGTTGTTCCATTTACAAATAAAGTAGTACTATGTACGTTAGCTGATGTTCCTGAAATCTTTAATTCTGTTGCTGCTATGTCTACGTTTGCAGAATCTACATCAATGTTTATAGAATTTATATCTAATGTTGTTCCATTGACTGCTGTTGTTGTAGAATCTAAATTAGCTGTTGTACCAGTTAATGTAAAATCAGTAGCTGTAATATCCGTATCAGCATTATCAATGTCTACGGCAGCATCTATGTTAAGTAGCTCGCCACTTACATGAACATTTGCCTGTGCATTAATATGTGAGTAGTGAGTAGAGTTAGCTATAAAGGTTGCATTGGTACTAAAGATTAAGTTAGCAAGTGCAGAGTTTGCACCAACAATATTTGAAGAGTCGTTTGTACTCACACCTTGAATACTATCTGTAATCATTAATGTGTTAGCACTAAAGAATCCGTTTACATAAGCATTACCAGTTGTACCACCACCTACAGTATGTTGAGCAGTAGTTACAACACGCTTCTCCATATCGTAAGTAATTCTATTAGTAAGGTCTACCCATTCTCTAAATGTATCAGATGACGGTGTTACGTTCGCAGCTGTGTAATTATTACTTGCCATTTAATCCCTCTGTAAGTGTCGTCAACATAGTTTTTATATCCACCATATCTTGTTTTAATGAAGCTACTTCAATAGACAGCTCTTTTACTTGACTGCCTTTTTGTCGCTTCATTTTATAAGCAGCAAACGAAGCTCTATCAGTATTTATAAGTGCCATAGATGTACTGTCTCTATATAGGCCAGAAGATTCTGTTTCTATTAAAAGTTTTTCTTTCATTATAATGATACCGCCAATGCTCTATAGTCTTGTATGTAAGGAGCCACAGATGTTGTAGTACCAGTCATAACAATTTTTATTGCTAGATATTTGTATCCAACTTGCTTTTCGTTATTACTGTTGTAGTATGTTGAAAGATATTGTACGTTGTTTATTTGATCTGATTGCGGATCTCTGAAAACTGTATTCTTAGCATCATCATTTACTTTTGATACTGCTCTTCCATCACTCTCAGCTCCGATTGAAATTGGATCTGCAATAGTTAATGCTGTATCACTTGCAACAGCTGTAACCATTGATATTTGATAATTTGTATTTGCATCAAAAGGAGGGTTATCAATTTTGATTAAAGACCCTACTGGTAGTTCAGTTGTGAACGATGTTCCTGTTCCAGTAATAGATGTACTATTGTTACTGAATGTTATAGATCCAGATTGTACTGTTGAGTCTGGTGCATCTTTAAATTCAAAACCATATTCAATAACATCCTTTCTATTTTCATTTGAACTTACTTTGTTAGTATTTTTAGTTCTTTGAAGCTCTGACCATACGCCATTATCAAATCCAGTCTCATCAGTTTGAGATATAGCTTTAGCGTATACTTTAATATCTGTATTGATTGGCTTGTATGCATTTACAAATACTTTAATATCCTCAGCATCAAGACCCTCATCTAATGTTACGGTTCTTGAAATATATTTTGCATCAGCTGAACCGCCTTGAGTAATATGCTCATTAGTTGTTGAGTTATTAATTATATTTTCATAGACTGCTAATGATTGTGATTGCATATCTACTAATGGTGAAACATATTTGTTATCACTTGCAAACATATATTTTACAAACAATGATTTGTTTATTGTAGTTCCAGATATCTCATTAGATTTACTTCTTACTTTAAGAGGTTGTGTTGGATAGTTTCTGTCATTTGTTTTAATTCTTTTGTACGTACCAACTGTGTTATTAGCAACGTGTGTTGCTTTGAATCTCGTGTTTATAGAAGTTCTATTAGGAACATTATTATAAAGTCTTGGCTCAAAGTATGTTAGGTTAGTATCTTCAACACTACCTATAACACTATTAGCACCACTTGTACAACCTATCAATGTATTCGATGCAGTAAATAAGAAATTGCTATTTGTAGCTGTACTATCATTTAACAATATTGTATTTGTATTAGCATCTAGTTGTTTAAATGTTCCTACAGGTGTAAACCTAATAGTACCAGCATCGGCTGAACTCTCAGTAATAGCTGGAGCACCTCTCAATGTAATTAAGCTAGCACTAACTGTTCTAACAGTCACAGCATCAAATTCATTATTAGCATTTTGTAAAACAATTCTGTCACCTGGATTTGCACCTAGTAAAGATAGGTCCTGAGTTGTTCCTGCCACGACTCTATTACTGCCTGCTTCAAATGATACATTAGAAGCTAACTGAGATGGGTCTGCTACTCCAAATTGGAACACTTCCTCACCTTGTGTAAAGTTGCCTGTAATGTCACCCAATTTTAAGAACTCGTGATCATCGTTAGTGAGTTCAACTGAAGCTGCTGTAGTATTAAAATGAGATGCATATAAAGTAAATTTGGCATCCTCATCTGCATATGGTGTCCATGTTCTGTCATTACTTGATAGGAACATTGAGCCATCGCCCCAGTCCTGATTAATTGCTTGACCAGTAGTGAGAGATTTTTGTCCTGCTTTAGAAGTAAATAATCTTGTCTCAGGATTATTGCCTTCAGGTTTTACAACCCATGCATACTCTTTCTCAGTGTCTACTGCAACAGGAGCTTTAAATAGAACTCTTGTAGCTGCTGTACCATTTGATGATATGTTTATGTTTTGTGATTTAATAGTTGTCTTACCAAATGGTAATATTTTATTTGATGGTAATCCGTTTTGAACTTCTCTTAGTTCTACTGTGACACCTAATGTTGGATTCTTTTCAGCAAAGAATAAATCAATACCTCTAAGATAACCTGTAGTAGATCCATCAAACATTGTACCTTGAAGTAAGAATGATTGTGCTAATGGGTCAACAAACTGTGCACACATAAACTCTTGTGAGGTCAATCCTCTTTGTCTTGATGCAGAGTGTCTAGTTCTTGCATTAATTCCTCTGGCATCTAGTTGCTCTAAGAATGCTTCTGGACATTCTTGACATGGCACTATTCTTCCTGCCTGTCGTCTTCCACCACCGCCACCACGGCCGTCTCCCGGCTCCCACCAGTCTTCTGGTGCTGGAGGATTAATATCTTCACAAGGTGGTATTCTAGTATCATCAAACACGGTGTTTGGTGTTTCGCCAGGATCTGTATTAGCTCCTATTCCCCCATCATCGTCAGGTATAGTTGTAACAACTTGGAATTCTGAATTAGTGGTTGATGTAAATATTCTACCAGTTTCTGTAGAAGATAATATTGGTGATCTTGTTGATTGATTAACGTCAGTTTTCTCTAATGAGAAGTTGAAGCAATTAAAGTTAGCAGAAGCAGATGATACCGTATCGCCCATTTGGCTTAAATTTGGTACATCAGTCAATGCAAATTTTCTTTCACCTGCCATAAACAACTTAGCTGGTACAAAAAATAATCCTGCAATACCGCCTGAACTATTTGCAGTCAATGCTGTGTTTTTCTTATTTACAGCAAATATCATTTGCTTAGCTCTTGTTGATGACATCAATTGTAGATCATCATAAGCACTGTCTACAGTATTAAGTGTTTCACCTGGTGCACATAAATGGCTTACTGCTACATCATCAAAATACGCATAATGTTTTAAATTTGGTCTTAAACCTCTTGCTATAAATCTAATAGTTGTAGCAGGTATGTAAGGTTGGAATGATACGTCTGTAACAAACTCTCCTACTTTTTTTGAAGTAGTTTTAGATTTAACTGCAATACCTGTTGTAGTCTCTTTAATTTTTTGTGTCTGTACTGTTCTAAATGTTTGAGTAGTTGTCTGTCCATCAACTTGAGTATCGACTAAGATTGTTTCATCACTTTGTTCAATTACTTCTTGATCTGTTTGTTGAATAGGAATGTATTTGTTTAGCTCATCAAGTAATGCTAGAGTACCACTTGCTATGTCAACATCTATGGTTACTTGTTTTTCTGGGTTATGAGTAACATCAGTATCACTTAAGTAATCAGGATATAGTGCAAGGTCACCATTATATTGCCAGAACGCTGAAGTACATCTTCTACTTTGAGTAGCATTTGGTTGTTCAATTATCCTTGTCATCAAACTTTGTGTCATCTTGACATCACCATAATCAGCAATGTTAGATCCAGATTTGAATTTTAATCCTATATTATATTGTTCAAATCTAGGTGTCAATAGTTTTCTTGCAATATCAAACCCTGCTTTGAATTCTGTGTTAAGTGGATTACCTGTTGTCATGTTTGCAAAGTTATCAACTAAGAAGCCGTTTTTAAATCTGTTGATAGTTGGATCTGCTCTGCCTGGTAATACTTCATCAGCAGTTTGTTTTTCTAATAAATTTAAAGATGTATAATATTCTAAGTTATTAATTCTATCATCAATAGTTTTAATATCTTTCATTGTATATCTTTTTAACTGAGTGGCTCTAATTTTTACAGCTAGATCTGGTCTCTTGTAACCAGCGGCAGTAATGGCATCTAGTGTAGGATACACTGGTACATCAATAGTACCCAATTGCATTGCACTTGGTGGTTTTGAAGGAAGCTCTGGATTTGTTGATGGGTTTCCTCTTACAATTGTTAGCTTACCATCTTCTAAAACCAACCTATCTTTTCTTGGTAAGTAGTATGTAATATTACTTATCCATGGTTTATTTGGCGTAGAAGTGTATTGAGTTCCTGTAATTTGTTCTGCTGTATTAGGATTTACTGTAGCATCAGCATCTAAGAATGTTCCTTCTACGGTAGATGTATTAGTAACATATGGTCTAAAATCAACTACATCTCTTAACGAGTATTCTGAACCTGATAGGTTAGATACAAATAAAGGTATCTCTTGCGTTGTAATAGCAGACGTATTAGCTAGATTAGTATCATCAATAACTGGTACATATGATTGAAATGATGTATAACCTGATCCTGAATCATTAGTAAAATGGTTTAGTTCAACTGCTAGAGTTGCATTGCCTGGAACATATGTACTGCCACTTTTTAATTTTAGTTTAGATAAGCCATACTTAGATCCTTCTTGACCACTTACTAATTCAAACTCTTTGGTTCTATCTACCATAGTGCCATTAGCTACAGCATTAGCTAAAGCGTTACTTGCTTGCACTATTGATGTGCTGTCAGCTGAAGCGTAAACTTTTAACAATGCTTGTGCATCTGTAATACCTAATCCCCATGGTCCGGAATTGCCTCCTGCGTTATTAGATGTGTAAATAGCTACTTCAGATTTTTTATATCCTTTTATGATACCGCCTGAACTAGTGTCTCTTACATTATGATTTACATCAAATGACATTTCGCCAGCTAAAGATCTACCTAAATTTATTACTAGTTGTTGACCAGAGTTAGTTACTTGAGCGTTAGCTATTGTTCTATCTCTTAATGATATTACTCTGCCTTTAGGATAAGCAATAGCTACACGAGCGTTAGCTGTATTTGCAACACCCGTTACTGCTCTATCTAATGTTATTTTTGATTCAGCTTTTTTTATGACTTGGTATATACCACCGTTAGCAGTTGAGTTAGCAACCCTAACATAATCACCTTCAAATATGTCGGTTGTGTTAATGGTTGTAAGAATTTTATTGTCTGTGTTTATTGTAACATTTGTATCACGGTTAGTGGATTCTACTATAGTTGTATTAGATACAATTACTAATTCGTTTTCTTGAACTTCTGATAGATATGTAGTTGATGTTCCAAATCCCCAATTTTCTGTGCCGGACTTTGTTAATGTGTCTGTTCCACTTGTAGTGAAGTCTCCTGATGCTGAGCTCTCATATGTAAATGAAGCTGTGTTGGATATTGTTTTTATACCAACTTGGCCAAGTGGAAATAATAGATCTTTGTCTTCTGGACCTGAATCTAATATTCTAGCTTGGTTTTGTGTAGATGAATTAATTACTAAATCTGCTAAACCTCTTTTTGCCTGGTTAGTTTGAGATAGTGATCCAGTATATTCTCCAGCAGAATAATGAAACAAACTTTTTGCATCTTTAGCAAATGATTTACCAGTATTCATTTGCACATCATAAATGTATAAGTTAAATTTAGATGTACTTTTATTTGGTAATGAGCTTAGTTGTTCTACTGCTCTTACTCTAGCATGACCTACAACATTACCTGTTGTACCTGCATATGCTAATGTAGTGTTTGCATCAGTAAACGCTGCTACACTATTAGATGATAAATCAAATGTTGATGAATTAGCAGCACTTACTGCATTAAACTGAGTTCCCATAAGTAGAACTCTATCATTTGTTTCTATTCCAAACTGACCAACAAATTCATCAACTTCTACATAGTTACCATAGTTAATAGAAACTTCTTGTCCTATTACACTTTCAGTTGATGTTGCTTTTGGTAATTGAAGTCTTGAAGTGTTTACTAATTCAAATCTTTTACCTTTGTTATAACCTATACCAGCTCCAACTGCTATTGATAATATTTCTGTGTTACCAACTACTTGTTCGGATCCTAATGCAAGTGGGTCTACAACATAGTCACCACTAGTCTCGTAAAGTCTTCTTTCTAGTACTTCACCTAATCCAGACAATGCTGCCTGTGAATTTAGCTTGACTGGCATACCGTGTTGGAATTCGACTAGTCTTAAGAAGTTGTTAGATGATACTGCATTGTTAATAGTGTTAACTACTAATATTGGTTGAAGTTTTAATCTGTCTGCACCTGGTGCATTTTCATTAGCAAAGCCGGATGCATTATCAAGCAATGATGTATCGATACTACTATTAACGAATGACTCTTGTGTTGATACACCTACTGATAGCTCATTTGGCTTAGATGTGTATTTTGATACTATAATGTCTTGCTCTGCAAAACGTTGGAATGTGCCTTTCTGGAAAATGACGCCATCTTGTACTTTCATTTGGAAGGCACTTCCAAGTATGTTAAACTCTGAGTTACCGGATTCAAAATTACTATCGCCAAGCGTTACGTTACTGGTTTTATTTAAATTTACAGTTACGGTTATAGTTCCATTTGAAATAGCATTTGCAAGATCATATGTTGTATTTGAAGATGAAGTTCCATTTGTAAACGCTCCACCATTTGCAGCTACAATTGTTGCTGTAGGTAAATCATCAACACTAAATCCTGTTCCATTAGCAGTAACCTCTACTGAGAAAAATTGATTAGTGTTATCAGTAGTGACAACGTGACCTGAGAATCCTGATCCTTTTAAATTGGATGATACGGATATTGTATCAAGGTTCTTGACAAAAACGTCATTTGGTATGCCAGTAAATATTATATTTGCAATAGATGTACTTGCGGGATACACTTCAAGCTCTTCACCTTTAATGTAAGATGTTAATGGATTTGACGTACCGTTAGCAAATGTGGTATTAGATGAATTTAAATAATTAAAAAATAATGTGTTTAGGTCTGGGTTTTGTGATTCTAATCCACTAGCAGTTTTTACTACTCTCGATACTAGGTTGGCATTATTTCTTAAGTAATCACCTTCTGCAAATAACGCTGTATTAACATCAAGACCACTAGAATCTTTATCAAGAATTTTAGCATACTTAATGGATCTATCATATGTAAAGGTACATCCTTTTACAATAGAGCCTTCTTTAAAAGTAAATTGACCAAATTTTTCTACTTGGTTTTGTAGTATAGTTTGTAACTGAGTGATCTCTCTTGCTTGTAGAGGCACGGCCGGCTTGAATAAAACCCTATGAAAATCTTTCGTTTCATCAAAGTCGTCGTAATACGGATTTACATTTAAGTCTGTTTCTATTCCCATTTGTTCCTCTAAAACTCTATCATTAGTTTAACGCGTTCTGTTTGATCATCTTGTCTTGTTATTGGAGATAAGTTTTCAATATAAACTACCTCGCCTGTGTTAGGTACTATATCTGGTCCTGCGGTATCTGTGAACTTGCCTGAAGCTCCACTGGTGCTTCCATCAAATCTATAATCAGTTCCACTTGCAGAATCAGATGCTAACCAATTACCCTTCTTATTAGTAATAGTTAATACACTTCCACTAGAAGTATTTATACTGTGTACTATGCCTGACGCATTTGTATCTGGCTGAATTACTGGTTCATCTATTGAAAAAGCAGCATCCGTAGTAGTTTGTGCAAATCCTGTTAATCTTACTCTTTGATCATAAGTCGTAAAGTTAGATGTACTTTTATCGCTTGTTTGGAACTCATCTACGGTTGATGATGTGTTTGATGTTGCACCAACTATCCTATGAGTCGTGTTTCCTGCAGTTGTTTTTACAAATTGTCCATAAACATTTGATAAATTTATTGTACCAGCTCCTCTTGCAGCAACAATACCAAATGCACCTGACGTTGATTGAGTAACAACTTCTTCATCCTGGAATGATGTACCGCTACCTGTTGCACTATCTGTTGTTAATGTGTTAGCCAAAGTAATAACTACGTTACTAAATAATGGATCTTTTAAAATTCCAATCTGTCTGAAGTCGTTGTTTGCAGGAATGTTTCCACCTTCACTATTTGCAAAGTCTACTGATATGCCTACAGTGTCTGAATATAATTCATTAATTGGATCAGATCCATGACCGCCTTTTGGTCCAATGATAACAGTTACGTTTGCATTATTTGCCTGTTGGCTACTTACAATACCCGTGTTACCTATGACTGTTGCATCGGCGAATGTATATCCTTGACCTCTTTTTGTAATCTCTATTGTATCAATTGCGCCAATTTGTGTATTGACTATTGCTCTACCTTCAGCTCCGGATCCGTCTCCTGATATTGTTACGGATGGTGTTATTTCAAATCTTGATGTTGTGTCTATTATCATTCCGCTTGGAGTAGCAAACCCTGTATCATTGGCCAGTAATACTCTTCTAGCTGATCCAGTCACCACGTACTCACTAATAGTTGCTGCTGCTCCTGCTCCAGATCCTGCAGCAATGTAAAATGTGGATCCCTTATAGAAATCTGTGTTAGCGGATAATGTTGAAGTCTGTGATACTATATCAGTTATTAGTGATGTAGCATTACTTGTTTGGCCTCTTACTACTACTAATTCAGAGTTTCCAAAAAAGTTTCCTGCAATATCTACTACTCTTAATTGAGATGTGTTTGCTTCAATAGATATAGCATTGGCAATATTGTTTACCAAATTAGGTGCATTGTTGCTATTAAATAAATCTCCGTTAGCATGCTTTCCAAGTAAATCTATTCTTTCTGCAGCTGAAAAGGTTCCGCTTACTGAATTGTTAGTCTGTGAGAAAGATACATTAGCACTTACTACAGATTCAATTTCAACCATTCTACTTTCACCGCCAACATTGGTTACCTTAACAATACCATTAGCTACGCTGTTGTATCTACTTCCGCCACTGTTAACTGTAACAAAATCAATTGCACCAGAAACAGCATTTCCGGATACGTTAGCATTTTCTAATATTGGTATTTTTTTTGATGTAGTAAATTTATTGTATGTTGCTAAAGGTACCTCATACATCAATTTCCATTGATATCTGTCTGTAGTTGTGATATAGATATCATCATTAGCAGACGTTTCTGATGCTGAGGGTTTGTCCGTAGATGGCGCGCCTTTGTTATTGCCGATACATTTAAAGATACTAAAATCATTATTGGCTTCTTGTACGTGTACAAAGAAGTTCTTATTTTTTAATTCTCCATCTCTATGGTCGTACTGCGCATATACAGTATTTGATGTCCATGAGTTGTTAGCAATCATATGTTTAATGTCAGAAGTAGTAACCTGCTTACCATATATCATATCTCTATATGGTTGATAAAAACTATCCTCTGGAGAATTGTTTTGTGTTGGTGGTGTATTGTCATCAGCAAATGAATCATGCTTTCCTAAGAAAACATAATAAAGACTGTTTGCAGTCTCATTAAGAGATTCTACAAATTGCTTTGCATTGTGTGAATTAAAATTTGATGTTACTAATTTTCCCATTACGTGTCTACCGTTTGTAATATGTCTCCGTTACTACTTCCAATTCTTTGCAATTGTGTATTAGAAAATGTTACACTTACGTTTGCAATACTTTCTTTAAATACTCTACCAAACAATCTTGTACCTGCAATGTGTGTGGTTTTAAGTAGTATATCTCTATATTTATTTAAAGACAACCCTGATTCAATAACATATGAGTGAGATTGATAAAAGTCATTGTCATGTATGTATTTAGTATTCAAAAATGACTCTTTAGATGCCCAATATCCAGGTCCTATACCTGTAGTGGTAACATTTGCAGTACCACTTACGACTATCTTATTATCTGAGTTGTCAGATCTTAGTGTTAAGTTAGCACTATGCTGATATCCAAAGCCACTGTCAATTACTTCAACTTCTGTTACAATACCATTAGCTGCCCTTGCATCAGCTGCAACATTTGCATTGTCACCTATAGGTCTTGTAGCCACATCCTCGTAAAGCGAATCTATAGAACCACCAGCTCCAGATGTTGCTCCTGCTATTGTACCAGTATCATTAAACCCAACACTGAAGGACAGTCTTCTTATGCCTACATCTCCTGTGCCGTCGTTGTTGTTCGTAAATTTATAAACCTGACCTTTTGCTACAGCTGATGATGAAACCGTTCCTAAGCCGGTTACAGTCGCTGCTATACTAGATATATTAGCATCACCTTGTCCAGGATCACCAAATGTAATTGCTGCTGCTGTAAATGGAGTTGCGTCAGATGTATCAAAGGTAAAGTTGTTAGATGCATCTTCTGTTCTTGTTCTTAAATTCTTAACAGTAATTGAAGTTGAATCACCCGTTGTAATATCACCTAATATTGTTACGGTACTGTTAACTGTTTGTATTGCTGAAGTTCCAATTAAGTCTTCTATTTGTGAGTTATTGGCTGATGCATTTGATGCGCCATTACTAAATGATAAAGTAAAACCACCACTAGCTGTTAGTACTTGAGATTGGAACGTAACAGTTTGGTTTATTGTCTCACCAATAATAAAGTCTTTATACTGCCCGGCAGTATTTGCCATGTCTGTTAAGTTTACCACCAAGTCTCTTCTATTGTATCTTGCAATACCAGGACTATAAACTGATACAAATGGATCAAAGTTATAATTATTACCAGGGTTTATGTCTGACAATGATGTTATTGTACCCACGTTACCGCTAATTCTTGTAAAGACTTTATCTAATATTGTTGTGAAGTCTCCGTCTTGATCTTTTGGAAAGCCATAACCAAAATCAAAGTTTCCGGTTACAGTAGCCGAATCATTAACATCTCCGTTAGAATGATTTGGCATTGTTGCTGTTGCAGCAGTATAGAATCCAGCTCCTTGATTAACAACAGTTACTCCTGTTATTGTACCGCCTACACCTACTGATGATATATTTGCAACAGCATTTGTTGTTGGAACACCACCCCCGGGTCCTCCGTCAGTAAATAATATTTCTTGTCCAACAGTATACAAGCTACCTGCATTAAACGTAACATTGTCTAAGAAACCTATACCACTATTACCACCATCAATTAAACAATCAAGATATGATACATTAGACACATTGTTGCCTCCAACAAAGTCTGTATATATTGTAATTGGATCCTCGTTCTCTAATGTTCCAATTTTAAAGTTTGCTCCAGTTCCAGAACCAACTGATATTACATTAGCATATGTGTTTGAATCTCTTCCTCTAATAAAAGCTGCTTTATTATTACTAAATGTGCCAATAGTTCCGTTAGAGTATCTTGTTGTTTTAAATCCAATGTTGGTAGCATTAGATCCTATTACTTGAGCCGTAATAGATACGTTTGAAAACACATCAGCTGCTGCATTAGAGTCATTGTTTCCTAATAGTCTTACATCAGATGCACCGGTTATACTAACTGTGTTTGTGATTGCTATTGCATTTGTTCTTCTACCTTTAATTTTTTTATCATCATTAAATACACCAATGACTTCATTGATTACTATTGTTAGTGTATTAGCCGTTGATACGACACCATTTGCTCCAGATGTAGTAATATTAATATTAGTTACATTAGCAGTATTAGCAGTGCCTGATGTCACGTCCTGTACATTGTCGTTAGATGTCCAGGTACCAAACGATCCATTTAGAACCATTGTTGTAGGATTAACAGATACTACAATACCATTTGCACCACTTTCATCACCTTGAACGACATCACCTACACCAAATGAGCCGGCAGTGTCTTTGATTGTCAATGTAATGGCATTCTCTTCATCTACTTCTTCGTTTGTTTCAAACGTGTGAGAGTTTGATGCTAGGTTTATTGTTGATGTTGATTGGTTACCAAATGATCCAGATACCAATGCAATTGTTAAATCGTTCGTGCCAGAACCAATGTTGGTGTCTATTATGTAGCCATTAGCTATAATATTACCACCTGAGTCTTTACCTTGCACCAAAGGAGTCTTGTTTGTATCAGCAGAAGCTGTAGCATATGTCCAATGATTCTCATCATTAGCAGTCTGGTAAGCTAATATATCGTTGTTAAATGTAGTTGCAGTTATGACACTTAGCTTTTCTATTTTTTGTTCTACTGTTTCAAATTTGTTAAACCCTGCTTCTTCAACTCTATAAATTATACTATCATACGGGGCTGGTACATTAACAGTACCATTGGGATTGTTGTTTCCAGTAAATGTATTGTTATATGTTTGAGCTGCATTAGTAACATTGTTGACTAAAAGGTTTTGATCGTTTACGTCCGTAAATGTTACGTTAGAGTCTAATGAAAAACCAAACCCGCCATTAGCAAGTTCAAAATCTACAAGTCCTGTTGCATCAGCAATGGCTGTAACTCTTGCTCTACCCTGTCTTCCTGATGAAGCTACAATGTTAAATGTGTCTCCTACAGCATTGTTACTTCCACCTAAAGTTATGTTAACAGCCGATAACGACCCGGTAACTATTGGCATATCGTCTTGAATGCCATCAGAGCTTTTAGCTATGATTTCTCCTCTAAGAAAGTTTCCTCTTAGATTAGATAGTGATAAAACATGAACTTTTACTTTGTTTAATATTTTAGTTGATATACTTTCTACAAACGCTTTTGCTCCACTAGTAGCACCTACTATTTCAAGTCCTTCAAGAGCTATAAGATTATTTAAATTGCTTGCGTATACCTCTACGTACCTTGGAAGTTTAAAGTCAGATGTGGATGGCTTTAGTACATCCTCGCCTGGATAATTTATTGTAATGCTTTCATCAAATAACAGTCTAAAGAGCAATTGTACGGCTCTTGGAGTTCCTTTTGCACGATAGAAATCCATAATATTTTTAATGGTAAGTCTGTCGTCTGCTTTTACAAGCCCGGGTAATTGAGATAAAAACGTTGCTTTGTAATGCTCTAAAAACTCCTCAGTAGTTTTATCTACATCAATATATTCTAATAAATTACGTGAATAGTCTAATGTTTTTTTATCTTGTTCTAAGTATTCGTAATATGCTTCGAGGAATATTTGAAACATTTCCCCTTCTTCATTATAAAACGCAGGAAACTGGTCCTTGACAAATAAAGAAAGTTTGTCCTCAATCTGACGCATTATACTCTCTC